AAGAAGGCATTATTGCATTTAATGAAAGCACACCGCCAAATCCAAATGCCCCGTATGCCGTTGCAAAATATGGCTGTGAAAAGTATTTAGAATATGCACACAGAAGTTATGGATTACCGTTTACTGCTATTAGGCAAACTAATGCATACGGTAGAAAAGATAACGACTTCTTTGTAACAGAACAAATTATAACACAAATGATTAAAAATCCAGATGAGATTAATTTAGGATATGGCGAACCATACAGAAACTTTATTTACATTGATGACTTACTTGATGCTTGGCAACAAGTTATTGAAAATCCAGATAAGTGTCAGGGAGAGATATTTTGTATAGGACCCGACAATGCTATTAAAATTAAAGACTATGTTAAAATTATTGCTGAAAAATTAGACTGGAAAGGTACTGTTAATTGGGATACCAAACCACCAAGACCAGGTGAGATATATCTACTAAATAGTAGTAACCATAAAATTACTTCCAGATTAGGATGGTTTCCTAAAGTTAGTCTAAGCGAAGGATTAGACAAAACTATTGCAAACTGGAAAGATATACTTGAAAATGACTTACCTCATAATAAGGATAAGAGATTTTCTAAAGGAAAATAATGTATAAAGTAAGTTTGATTAATCCAAACTTTCAGACAGGACCAGAACATTTAAACAGTTATTATCTACCATACACTATTGGTGCATTATGGGGATATTTGTCCAGTGATGAAAGGATTGCAAAGAATTTTGAAATAAATAATTGGGTATTCAAACGAGCAGATATTGCCGAAACAGTAGAACAATGCAAAGGTGCCGATGTTGCATTAATGAGTTTGTACATTTGGAACAAAAACTACTGTTATAAACTTGCACAAGAACTTAAAAAAGCAAATCCAGATATAATTATTATTGCAGGCGGCCCAGAAATAGAATGGCGAGACCGCGACTATCATACAAAACATCCTGAAATAGACAGCATCTGTATCAATGAAGGCGAACAAGCAATTAAGCATGTATTCAACTGCATTTTAGATAACAACGAAATTCCACAACGTAATCATTTTGAACGATTAACAGACCTCAATATAGAAAGTCCTTATTTGTTAGGATTGTTTGATCATTTTATTACAGACTTTCCAGACATCGAATGGGTACCTACTTTAGAAACAGACAGAGGATGCCCGTACCAGTGTACGTTTTGTGACTGGGGAAGTGCAACAGCAAGCCAAATGTATAAATTTAATATGGAAAGAATACAGGCTGACATCAATTGGTTTGCAGATAACGGCTTACCATATGTATCAATGACTAACAGTAACTTTGGCATATATAAAGAAAGAGATTTAGACATAGCAGAAATGTTGTGTGAGACTAATAGACGTACAGGACACCCAAGTGGACTAAGTGTTAGTTTTGCAAAAAATAGTAATAGTACTGTAGTTGAAATTGTTAAAAAGTTAACATCTCATAACATACAATCAGGACTATACATTAGTTTACAAAGTACTTCAACTAAAGTATTAGAAAATATTAAACGTAAAAACTTAAAAATTAATAAAATAGGCGACTTAAACGCTCTTGCTAAAGAAAATAGTATGCCATTGCTAACAGACCTAATTTTAGGAATGCCCGGAGAAACTCCGCAATCATGGATTAAGAACATTGAAAATGTATTTAAAAATGATATTACAAATATGGATGTGTATTACTTACAACTATTAGTTAATGCGCCAATGAACGTAGATCAAAAAGAAGAATTTACACTTGAAACATTTGGTGCATATGATTATTTTTATGAAACAAACGTAGAAACAATACAAAAAGAAATAGAAGCCGGTGTAGCAGAATCTATACAAGTAATTAAAAGTAGTAATACTATGAATCATGACGAATTGTTAGATGCAAGTATTTTTAGTTGGTTTGTTTTAGGCACACATTGTTTAGGACTCTCTCATTTACTTGCACATTATTTGCATAACACTAACGGTATTAAGTATACAGATTTTTATTTAGGCTTAATGGAATATTTAAAAAAGAATGATGCAGATTTTAGTAACTGGATTGCTGAATATAAACACGCACATGCCACATGGTATGAACTTGGATATACTACAGATACAATAGGCGGTATCAAAAGTATTGGTTGGCAAGTTATTTTTAGTTTAATGCCTATATTACAAAAAAATAATAAAGTAAATTTATATATTGATCATGTATCTAAATTTGCAAAAGAAAAATACAAAGTGAACGACAATTTATTACACGATTACTGTAATATAACACAAACATATATTAAGCAATTTGGCAAGTATTTACATAGCCCTATTGATTACACATTAACATCCGATTTACTTGATGCCCCATCAATTACTATTGAAGATCGATACAACCATTTTCCTGAAACAGCCGAACTACATTTAGATTATATCTTTTACGGTAGACGCAGAAGTTGGGCCATGAATAGGATTAGGAAACATGTTTAAAGTTAGTTTAATTAATCCAAACTTTCAAACAGGCCCTGCACATTTAAATAGTTACTACTTACCATATACTGCCGGTACGTTATGGTCATACTCTGTTGCAGATCCTGTTATAGCAGAAAACTTTGAAGTAAACAATTGGATATTTAAACGTGATCCAATTGATCAAGCAGTTATTGATTGTAAAGGAAGTGACATTGCGTTACTAAGCATATACATTTGGAATCAAAAGTACACTTATGCACTTGCAAAAAAACTAAAAGAAACTTACCCAGACATAAAAATAATTATTGGCGGCCCTCAACTTGAATGGCGCGATGATGAATATTTTGACAAGTATCCATTTATAGATAGTATGGTTATAGGTGAAGGCGAATTAGCATTAAAGTTTTTACTTGAAACATATTTGGCAGGAGAAGATTTACCGCAACGTAACCAATTTGATCGAATGAAAGATCTCGATCTACCAAGTCCGTATTTAACTGGATTATTTGATTCGCTAATGGATGCAAACCCAGACGTTGAATGGGTACCTACATTAGAATCTGACAGAGGGTGTCCTTATGCATGTACTTTTTGTGATTGGGGAAGTGCAACAGCAAGTAAAATGCATAAATTTTATACCGAACGTATTATTGCAGAGATTGATTGGTTTGTTGAAAAAAAACTTACTTATATCAACTTAACTAATAGTAACTTTGGCATATATAAAGAAAGAGATTTCTTCATCGCAGAAACAATTGCAAAAAACACTATTGAAAAAGGTTTCCCAAAAGCATTAACAGTAAGTTATGCAAAAAATAACAATGCATTGGTATTAGATATTGTTAAGTTGTTTATGGATGCACAAATACAAACAGGCGTTACTATCAGTCTACAAACAGCAAGTGTTGTTGTTTTAGAAAATATTAAACGTACTAACATGAAAATTAATAAGGTTGAAGACATTGCCAAAATTGCAAGAGCAAAAAACTTACCTATTAGTACTGAATTAATTTTAGGCCTACCTGGAGAAACATATGAGTCATGGAACGAAACATTAGAAATTGTCTTACAAGCAAAAATAGTTACTATGGATATATTTTATCTACAACTATTAATTAATGCACCGATGTACATCACAGACATGGACAAATATAAGTTAGAGACTTTCCATGCGTATGATTATTTTTATGATTTTAACGTAGTAAGAATACAAGAAGAAATTAAAGAAGGCATTGCAGAAAGTATTGAAGTTATTAAAAGTACAAGTTCAATGAATAACAGTGAGTTATTAAGAACATCAATATTTAGTTGGTTTCTAATTGGTGCTCATAGTTTAGGGTTGGCTATACTGTTAGCAGATTACATATACAAAACAGGTGTAAACTATACTACATTTTATAACAAGTTATTAGATTACTTGCTGGCCAACAACAAGCAAATTAAATCATGGGCCGACGAATATATAGAGCTACATCATAGATGGTATAAGTTAGGCTACATTGATAGATCAATTGGAAAAATGCCTAACATTGGATATGGCACAATTAACACATTGGTGCCCTTGGTTCAAGCAACAGACAGCATGGACGAGTTCCTTAACGACATTTCTAATTTTGCAAAAGAAGAATATAATGTACCGACACCAGTACTAACAGACTATAAAAATTTAACAAACTTATATATAAAACAATACGGCAAGTATGTAACAGAACCAATTACATACACACTAACATCAAATATACTCGGCAAAGTTAATAGCAACCAAGTAGTTATTGAGGACCGTTACAACCATTTTCCAGAATCATTGGAAGACCACATGGAGTATCAATTCCTGTCAATTAAAAAGTCCTGGGGACTGAATAAAATTATTGTTGACAAATAGTTAAAACCTGCTATACTATATAAAAATATAGGAGTAGACAGTGGAATCATACCATTTAGCATTTATGCTGTTCATAGTAATAAATTCGTTTTTTTCGTTTAAAGCAGGTGAAAAAGCCGGAAAATTTATTGGTATGATAAGTATTACTCAGTTTTTTAAGGAAAAACATGTCCTTAAAGATAAAAATAAGATAGAGGGGTTTAAAGACTGGCCAGCTTCTGTACAAATAATGTATGTAACACCAGACCCTGACTTATTCGACTAACTGAGAGAAACACACATATGGCAAAGCGAAAAGCAAAAAACGTTTATTTTACCCCAGAACCTGATTGGATAAAAATAAAATCCATTACAGATACTGCACTTCGGGAAAAAGCATATCAGGATGTTCAGTACTTTGTACGAACAGAAGTAGCAGATAAAAAGAAAATACAAATATGTCGAGACTGGATTAAGACTAATTCAGGATGGTCCAGTGACGAAATTAATACAATACTTAAATGTCCAGATTGGGCCTTTGGCGCCACAGCATCAGTTTTCTTTATTTTTAAAAAAGTAGGATATATTCCTCAAAGTACATTAGACCATGTTGAAAAAAGAAAATTTGAATGGATAAGCCAAGGCGAAAAAGTTATTGTTGAAAAAGCCGCCAAAGCCGAAAAGGCACCCAAGAAAGTTATTAGTATACAAGAACGTATGAAAGAACAGGTAACAGATTTATGCGGCGATTTTGAATACTTCTTGGATCAACTTGTTGAAAGAAAAACAGCAATTAAAGATTTTGATCCTTACAAAGCAATGCAGATACATATTCCAGAAATTAAAGGACCACATGCTAAGATTATTAAAAACGAGTTTGACATGGGATACAACGAAGCAAAGGAAGTACTTGCATGGGAAGACGAAGATCTTAAAGAAGCATACAGTAATTTTGATATTAAGATGCGTAAAGCCTTTGTACAGTATTACGAGCTAATTAATACTGCTTGTGACACTATTATACAAACAAAAGCAACTACACGCAAAGCTCGTGCGCCTAAGGCACGGTCTAAAGAGAAGATAGTGTCTAAACTAAAGTGCCAAATAAACGACAGTACATTAGGCATAGCAAGTGTTCCGTTATCTGATGTAGTATATGCAAATGAAGTTTGGGTATATAATACTAAGACTCGTAAAATAGGTGTGTATAAAGCAACTAATATTGACCCAAAGAATTTACAAAGACCAGGTACCGGTATTATGGTTAAAGGTACAACACTTGTAGATTTTAATGAAAAAGAAAGTGTACAAAAAACACTAAGAAAGCCACCAGAGCAAATTAAGGACTTTGTAAATACTGGAAAACTTAAATGTAAAAAATCGTTTGAAACAATTAAAACTACTGCTACTAAGATGAATGGTAGATTTAATGATAATACGATTATACTTCAAACTTTCTAATTAGAAAGTATGTTTTCTGATAAATAGTAGTATGCCAAAAGACCAAATAGGATATACCAGTAGAGAAGATCTCATTCGAGAGATACAAATACGTCTTGCAGACGGAATAGTTGATGTCGAACTTGATCGCGAACATTACGATGTTGCAATAGATAAGTCACTTGCCTTATACAGGCAACTTAGTGAAGGTAGTGTCGAAGAGAGTTTACTTTTTGTAAACACTAAAGAAGGCGTTACCGAGTATACATTACCAACAGAAGTGCAAGAAGTTAGGCGTATATACCGTAGAGGTATAGGTACAAACAGCGGAGGCGGAACAAACTTTGATCCGTTTGATGTAGCATTTAATAATATGTATATGTTACAGGCTGGCCAAATGGGCGGACTTGCAACATTTGATGCGTTTGCACAATACAAAGAAACTATTGGACGTATTTTTGGTAGTGAATATAATTTCTTATGGAACAGGAACACAAAAGTTCTTAAGATTTTAAGAAATATTAGACATGAAGAAGAAATTGCAGTAGGTATATATAATTTTATACCCGAAAATGTCTTATTAACAGACGTATTAGCCAGCAACTGGTTAAGTTCATACGCATTAGCAATGAGTAAACTGATGTTAGGTGAAGCAAGAAGCAAATATACTTCAGGCTTACCTGGAGCCGGCGGTGCAGTAACACTAAACGGCGAACAACTCAAAGCAGAAGGTCAACAAGAACTGTTAAACCTTAAAGAATCATTACATAACATGGAAGAAGGTAATATGCCTTTAGGATTTGTGATAGGATAATATGATTATAGGACTTGTAGGATTTATTGGCTCTGGCAAAAACACAGTAGCCAGTGAGTTTGTATCTCGAGGATGTACACAAGATAGTTTTGCCGCACCACTTAAGGATATGTGTTCTAACATATTTGGCTGGGACAGAAAATTACTCGAAGGCGATACTACAGAAGGCAGAGAATTCAGAGAAACACCAGATATGTTCTGGACTAAGAAATTAGGCGTACCTCATTTTACCCCAAGACTTGCATTACAGTTAATGGGCACCGAAGTAATGCGTGAGCATTTTAATACTGATATATGGTTAAACAGTTTAGAGTACAGACTACTTAAACAACATAAAGAAGATCCTTGTGTAGTTATTAGTGATGCACGTTTTAGAAATGAATTAGATCTAAT